AAGTTTCATAAAACATGACGATGAGCGAAGATAAGATATTAAAATATTGTATAAAGTATGATGCAATATGCAAGTTTTGTCCTCGACAACTACAATGTGAAAAAGAATTAAATAAAACTACAGTTGATATTAGAAATGGTGGTGATAAATATGACAAAAAGAAGAATGAAAGTAAAATTAGGCAGACCATTAAAATATAAAAATTCGGTAGAATTAGAAAATAATATTTCTAATTACTTTAAATCTTGTCAACATGAGAGACGTATTCCAGGAATAAGTGGATTAGCTTCATGGCTAGGTATAACTAGAAAAACACTTTTAAATTATGAATCAAATCAAGATTTAGAAGATTATTCAGAGGTAATAGAGAGAGCTAAGACTACAATAGAGGCATATAATGAACAACTTTTATATAATAAAACAACCTCAGCAGGAGCACAATTTGTATTAAAACACAATTGTGGTTATATAGATAAAATGGAAGTAAATAATACAAACAAAAATATAAATATGTCATTAGAAGAATATCTGGAAAGTAGTTTATCTAATGAAGAGTATTAATAGAAGATTATTTATAGAACAAAATATTAAAATTATAAACAAGAATTCTGAAATTGTCCCATTAATATTAAATAAAGCACAAAATCAATTATATGAAGAAATAAAAAAACAAATGTTAGAAAATAAACCAGTGAGAATAGTTATACTAAAAGCCAGACAATTAGGAATATCAACATTTGTAGAGGCTTTATTTTTTACAAATACAATACTTAATTTTAATATTAAAACAGGTATAATAACCCATCAATCAAGTTCAACAAGCAACCTTTTTACAATGAGTCGTAATATGTACTATAATTTACCAGAACCATTAAGACCTGAAATATCGAAAGACAATCAAAATGAACTAAATTTTAATAATTTAAAGAATAATGGATTAAATAGTAGTATAAAGTGTATGACAGCAGGTTCTAGCGGAGTAGGTAGGTCAAGTACATACAATCAATTACATATATCAGAATATGCTTTTTGGCCAAAAAACAAAAGAACTCAATTAAATGGTCTAATTCAATCTGTACCAAGTACACCAGGTTCAATGATAATAATTGAATCTACTCCAAATGGATATGAGCATTTTAAAGAAATATGTGATGAAGCAAGAGAAGGTAAAAATGATTTTAAATTTTTATTTTTTCCTTGGTATCAAATGGAGGAATATAGGAAACCTATAGAAGAAGAGTTGAACTTAACCATAGAAGAAGAAGAATTAAAGGAAATGTATAATTTAGATGATGAACAAATTAATTGGCGACGTTGGTGCATAAAAAACAATTGCCAAAATGATATAAATACATTTAAACAAGAATATCCATCTAATCCAGAAGAGGCATTTTTATCTACAGGAAAAACGATTTTTGATAAAGAAAGTGTAGAAAATAGACTACAAAAAGCACCTATTCCATTAAAAACGGGTTTTTTTAAATATAAATATAATGGTAAAACAATAGTAAATTATGAATTTGTTGAATCAAAAGATAAACCAATTATAAAGATATATGAAGATGTCAAAGAAGGATATCCTTATGTATTAGGAGGAGATACAGCTGGTATAGGTAGTGATAGTTTCGCAGGTGATGTTATAAATAATAATACTGCTAATCAATGTGCAACATTAGAAATAGCAACAGATGAAACAGAATATACAATGCAAATGTATTGTTTAGGAATGTATTATAATTATGCATTACTTGCTATAGAAACTAATTATTCAACATATCCTGTAAAGAAATTATATGAAATGGGATATTCAAATCAATATTTAAGATCAATAGAAGATGGAATAACAATAAGATATCAGGATAAATTAGGTGTCAATACTAATAGGGCAACTAGGCCAGTTATGATAGCACAATTAAAAGAATTTTTTACAGAAAACATAGATAAAATTAATGATTATAAAACATTAAGAGAAGCATTAACTTTTGTAAAAAGAGAAGATGGAAAACAAGCAGCAGAAGATGGATATCATGATGATAGAATAATGTCATTAGCTATCGCACATTTTGCAAGAACACAGCAAAAATACACAGTATTAGTAGTAGAGGATAAACCGTTAATCTTGCCTAGTGCATTAGAAGATGGAGAACCTACAGATAACTATTATGATGATGATGAAATAGGATTGGAGTGGTAATATGTATATAATAATAGGAATTAGTTTGATGTTATTTTTTTTAATAGGTTTTGGAGTAGGTTTAACTATTCCATTTTTTGTAAAAAAGTACATAGATATTTGTCTTGTTAAAACTGACGAAATGATATCAAAAGAAAAAACTCAACAAAAGGAAGAAATTAAATTAAATAATTCACAAATACAAAATTTAACCGAAGAAATTTTATCTGAATGGCTAACAGGTAATTCAAATTCAAATCAAGAAGGTGGTGATAGATAGATGGAAAATAATGATGCTAAAGCAATATGGAAACAATACCAATCGGGTTTAGACTATTTTGAAAGGTCGGGTTTAAAAAAAGAGTGGGAAGAATGCGAAAATTTTTATGAAGGTAACCACTGGCCGGACAAAACACCACGAACAAAGAATTTACCAAGGCCAGTTATAAATTTATGTTCTATGATAGCAGATAATAAAAAATCAGGAATACTAAGTGAAAAAATAAAATTAGTTTATAAACCTGCAGAATTATATGGAAGTAATTTAGAAAAGTCTACAATAGGAGCAAATTTATTTACTAAGTTTTCTGATAATATATCGCAAGAACTACATCAGCAAGATTTAGATGAAGAAGCCGTTGAGAATGCGACGCAATTAGGCACATACATATATCATTATTACTGGGATAAAGAAATAACCGGTGGAATGGAAACACCATATATTGGTGGAGAAAGAGGAGAAATATTACATCCTAAAAATGTAATAGTTTCAAATCCTAGACAAAAAAATGTTCAAAAGCAATCATATATAATAATAGCCTCAGTTGAACCTTTAAAAGCAGTAAAAGCATTTGCAAAAAATAATGGTATTAAAAATTTAGAAGACATAAACCCAGATCATGAAATAATTGACGAAGCAACTAAAAATTTAGAAGTTTGTACTGTATTAACTAAGTATTCTAGAGTTAATAACAAAGTTGTTTGGAGCAAATCAACAAAGAATGTTATGTTACAAAATATGACATACTGGGAACCAAGTATGAATTTAAATAAAGTGAAGTTAACAGCAGAAGAGGAAGAAATAACAGAACCAGATAATCCATCAAAAGATTTAGATTTACGAAAGCAATTATATCCTATAGTTATAAAATCTCATAAATCACGCAGAAATAGTATTTATGGTATAGGAGAAGTAGCACAGGTAATACCAAATAATAAAAGCATTAATTTCAGTTTAGCATTAATGTTATTATCTGTTCAGCAAACAGCATGGCCAAAGATAATACAAAAAGCTGGTGCTTTAGCCCGACAAGCTATAACTAATAAACCTGGAGAAGTTTTAACAGATAATACTAAGGGTGCAAATTGGGGATTTAAATACATGGAAACATCAGGCTTTAGCCCGCAAGCGTTAACTTTAACAGATAGTATTATGTCGATGACTAGAACATTTACAGGTTCTAGTGAAGTTGTTACTGGCGAAGTACTTGGTGCAAATATGGCAGCGTCAGCAATAATAGCTCTTCAAAATCAGGCAAAAAAACCAATTGAAATATATAAAAATAAGTTTTATAGAGCACATATTGAAATTGGCAAGATTCATGAACAATTTTTTAAATATTATTACAATGATGGTAGAACATTTGGTTATGAAGAAAACAATAGAATAATAATAAATAAGATGAATGGAGAGGAATACAAAGATATAGAATTTAATACTACTATAGATGTTGGAGCCTCTGGCATGTTTTCTGAATCATTATCAATATCTCTATTAGATTCATTATTGAATTTAAGTGCTATAGATATAGATGAATATATAGAATTATATCCATCATCAGTAATGCCATTTAAAGAACAGTTGAAGAAAATGCGACAAGAAAAACTAAAAAACACTACAATTGATAATGAAACTACACAATATCAAAATCAGCCTATTACAAATGGTAGTGTAGATTTAGAAACAGAACCACTTACAGTTAATGGATTAACAATTCCAGAATAAACAAGTATAAACTTAAAAAAGTTTATAATAAATCGGCAATGAATAGCCTAAAAATCAAAAATTTTGGCAATGAATAGCCTAAAAATCAAGGAGGAATAAATGGAAAACGAAAAAATTTCGAATGTCGTTGATTCGAACACATCAGTAGAAGATACTGATACAAATGTAAAAGAGGAGCAAGATGATTTATCATTTGATGATACATCAGAAAATGAAGATGAATTAAATACATCAACAGAAGAGAACAAAGTAACTTCACCTCTACCCAAAAAAGAAGTTAATGAAGAAAAAGCACCTCAGACAAAAGAGGAACGTGCTATGTATGCTAATAAACGTAGAGAGGCAGACAAACAAAGAAAAGAACAAGAAGCATTAAAAAAGAAAGCCTATGATGAAGGACGATTATCAGCATATAAAGGTAAAATAAACCCATATACAAATACAGAAATAAAAGATATGGAAGATATAGAAGTATATGAAGATATGTTTAAATTATCAGAAGCAGGAAAAGACCCTCTTAAAGATTATGCTTCATATGTAGCAGATAAAAAAAGAACCCTTGCAAAAGAAGCAAGAGAAGAAGAAGAAAGAGAAGCAAAAGCACTAAAAGAAGTAGAAGAATTTCAAAGCAAATATCCCGATATAAATCTTACTGAGTTATTAAAAGATGAAATGTTTATGGATTATGCAGAAGGAAAGTCTAAAACTCTTTTGGAAACATATGAATCATATAGCAAGTTTGAAAAAAACTTTAGAAATAAAGGAATAGAAACAGCTAAAAAGACTGTAGCCAATAGTATATCTTCTCCTGGCAGTCTAAATGCTGGCTCTGAAAATGATGTAGATTATAATTCTATGTCTAGAGAAGATTTTTTAAAGGAAGTAAACAAAGTTAAATCAGGTAGATAGGAGAAGAAAGAAAGGAAATAAAAATGGCAACAATAAATACAATTGATACATTATCAGTAGAAAATCAAACATTCTACGATAGAACATTATTAGAAAGAGAATTACCAGAACTTCACTTATATGAAGATGCTGATAAAAAATCAATACCAAAAGGAAAGGGAACAGAACTTTCATTTAGAAAATTTAGTTCATTAAAAGTACCAGCAACATCATTATCAGAAGGTGTAACACCAGCAGGAAGTAATTTAGAAATTACTGAAATAAAAGCTAAAGCAAAACAAGAAGGCGATTACGTAAAAGTATCTGATGTATTAGATATGCAAGGAAAAGACCCAGTAATAACTGAAACATCAGAATTATGTGGAGAACAAGCTGCTCTAACAGTAGATACTAGAATTAGAGATGTTATAGGAAATGGTACAACTGTACAATACGCTAACAATAAAGTTGGTCGTGCTAATTTAACAGATACAGACATTCTAACATCAATAGAAATTAGAAAGGCAAAGAAGAGATTAAAGAAAAGCAATATTCATCCATTTGCAGATGGATATTATCACATGTTAATTTCTCCAGATCAAGAATTTGATTTAAAAAATGATGAATCAAAAACAGGATTTGTAGAAGTCGCAAAATATGCCGCAAGTGAAAAATTATTATCAGGAGAAATCGGTAGATATGATGGTGTAAGAATTTGTGTTTCATCAAACGTTGAAGTTGTAAAACAAGGTTCAGTAAATGTTCACAAAGCATTATTATATGGACGTCATGCATATGGAGTTGTAGATGTAGAAAGCCAAGGAGCAAAAGCTAAAATAATTGTTAAACCTTTAGGTTCAGGTGGAACTGATGACCCACTAAATCAAAGAGCAACAATTGGTTGGAAAGCAATGTTTACAGCAGTAAGATTAAATGAATTAGGAATATGTAGAGTTGAAACAGGAGCAAGTGCTGTATAGCATTTGCTTTTTGTTTAATAGGAGGATAAAACATGGAAAAAGAAAAGAAACCAATTATTGATATTACACCAGAAGAAACATTAAAACAAATACAAGAAAAAATAGAAGAATTAAAGAAATTAGAAGAATCACTAGATAAAAAGACTTTAGAAATTAACGAAGCAACTAAAATCATAAATGAAAAATTACCAGTATTAAACGAAAATGATTTAATAAAAGAGTCATTATCAGTTAAAGAAGTATTGGATAAAGAGGAAAGAATTCCAGTGACAATACCAATAAGTGAATTAAATCCACAAGATTTAGTTGTTCCAGTAACAATTAATGGTTACACATATAGTATCAAACGTGGAGAAGAAGTTTTAATACCAAGAACAGTAAAAGAGTTATTATCAGAGGCTAAGTATATTTAGTCTCTAAAATCGAGTTAATAGATAAGTTAGTGCAACTCTAACAAACTCGCCATAGGAGGTATATTATGAATTGGGGAGAAATACAAATTGAGTCTCTAAAGAAGATGTTTTTAAACAATGAAGAATTAAAAGTGTTAGATTTAGAAAGATATAAAAATGATAAAAAATATAGAACGTATTTATATGCTATGCCATTAGCTTGTAATGAAGCAATAGGATATATTTTAGAAAATGGCAGACCATTAATTAAGTATCAAAAGTTAAAAAATAAAGCACAAAAAAAATATATATTGCCTGATATATTATCAAATTTTAAAAGATTATATCAAATTGTTTGTGATGGTAGTCCTAAACCTAATTGGCATATTGAAGGTAATAATGTTTTAGTTATAGATAATTGGCCAAAAGATGGTGTTGAAATTACCATTTATTATGAAGCATACCACGATTTAATAAAAGAAAACACATCATCATCATACAGTCTTGAATTAGAACCATACATTGCTATGTTAATACCTTTATATATAGCGGGCGAACTATATAAAGATGATGATATTCAATTATCTACGATGTATATGAATGAATTTATGAATCAAGTTTCTAATATATCAGGAAAAGATTTTAATCCAAATCCTACAGAAATAGTAGATGTATATGGTATGGAGTGGTAATATGATGAACATCCCAGCAGGCAAAACAAAAAATTATTATTCAATAGAAAACTTTTTAGGAGTTGATTTTTCCTCAAGCCCACTAGAAGTTGATAAAAGAAGAAGCCCTAATTCATATAACATGACAAATAAGAATGGTTATTTAGAAACAAGAAATGGATATGAGTTAATTTGTAAAGTAGGAGAGAGGATAAACGGAATATGGAATATTGATTTAATAGATAAAGAATTAAATATTGTTCATTCAGGTAATTCTTTATATGAATTTAGTGACGATTTTAAATCATCAAAAAAAATATTAACTAATTTAAATGATAACATTTCCACCGGAATATATTTAGGAGGTTATTTAGTTATTTTTGATGGTAAGCGTACCATAATATATCATAATACTGAAAATGGCTACAAAGCAGAATATGTTGATGAAAAAGGCTATATTCCAACTACATCAATAGCTAGGAATTCAACTGGTGGAGGTACTGATTATGAAAAAATTAATTTAATGTCTCCATATAGAATAAATATGTTTTTAACCGAAGAAATAAAAACAACTTTAAATGGAGAATTACAAACAGGACCACAAACTGTATTTAAACTTGATGATGAGAATATAGATGAAGTTGAGTTAGTGGAAGTCTTAACTGATGGTGGTAATTGGAATATTATTACTAAATATGTTGTGGACAAGAAATTGGGACAAGTAACTTTATTATCAGCACCTGGAGATTCCCCAGTAATAGGAAGAGATAATGTTAGAATAAAATATAAAAAAGTAAATAATGAATATTTTTCTAAAATTAATAAATGCAATCTTGCAGTTTCTTTTGGATATGACGGTAATAATAACAGAATTTTTGCAACTGGTAATATTGATTTCCCAAATTATGATTTTCATTGCGAGATAGATGACCCCACATATTGGCCAGATGATAATTTTACTAAGATTGGAACACAACCAATAATAAGTTATTCTAGAATAGGTGATGGTACATTAGCGGTTCACAAAAACAAGTCTGATACTGATTGCACAATATACTATAGAAAAACAAATATGTTGAATAACCTAGAAGTTTTCCCATTAAGAGATGGTGTAAAAAACATAGGATGTATCAGTAGTTATGCTAATAGTAATCTAGTAAATGATCCATTATTTTTATCGGATGAAGGTGTATTTGCAACATTGAGTAATTCAGGGGAAAAGTATGCTCAACAAAGAAGTTATTATGTTAATGCTAGGTTATTAAAAGAAAAAAACTTGGCAAATGCCGTTTCTATAAGTTTTCAAGGAAGATATTATTTAGCTGTAAATAATAATATATATATTGCAGATAATAGATATAAAAGCTATCCAAGGCATGCAGATACAGAACAATATCAGTACGAATGGCTTTTTTGGAAAGGAATACCTGTAAGGGTATTTTTTACATGGAATAATGAATTATATTTTGGAACTGATACAGGCATGATATGTAAATTTAATGATAGTTATAAAGACCTAGAAAATAATATTGAATCTTATTGGGAAACCCCTTTTTTAGAATTAAATAATTCATACTATTCAAAAACAATAAAAAATGTATCTTTGACATTGAACCCAAATGAATCAAGTGATATAACATTTGGTTATTCTTTAGATGATGGCACGTCAGAAATAATTAAAAAAGAATATATAAACTTAACCGATAATTTTCCAAAAACAATACAGGAAAAAGAAAAAATAAAAAAGTTTATGTTTGTAAAATTTTGGATGAAAAATAAAACAGATAAAAAAATGACATTTGAGAGATTAATATTAGAATATATTATTGCTGGGAAATATAGAGGAGAGTGATTATATGGCAAAAATAGATGACTGGGCTGCAATAGCCGAGCAAAAGAAAAATAAAGCAAAACAAGATTATATCAACAACAATGCGAGTATTTTAAATAATATAAATGCCCAAAGAGATATGCAACTTAAATCTTTGGAAAATTCTAATCTTCAACAAATAAATAACTTAAACGATAACCGTAATTCAATAAACGAGCAAGCTCTAGAAAATGCCAAAATGGCAAATGTAAATAGAGTTTTAGCATTAAAAGACAATCAAAATGCCATGTCTAGAGCAGGTCTTAATACACAAGGGATAGTAGGCTCACAAGTAAATAGTATTAATAGTGCTTATGGAAATAGTTTGAATAATATTATAAAGGACAAAACAACAGGATTGAGAGGAATTGATACTCAAATAAATAATGCAAATTTACAGTATGAAACAAATAAGGCTAATATAAATGCACAATATGCTAAAGCTTGGGCTGACAAACAAGCTGAGATAGAAAATGTAGCATTACAATTAGGAAATCAAGCATATAACAATTACATATCTCAACAACAAGCAGCAGAAGAGTTAGCCATGAAACAAAGAGAAGCAGATAGGCAAAATCAATTGGCTTGGGCTTCATTAAATGCAAGAAACTCAATTGGTGGAGGAAGTCCGGTAAATAATTACTCTTCTTTCACTGATAATTCATCAAGAAATGAAGTCGAAACAGCATACTATTCAGGTAAATTAAATAAAGATGCAAGATATGGTGTTTTTAGTAATGGTTATCAGCCAGATAATATTAATGGTACGAAATTAAAGAAGACTGGTGATACTATTGTATTTACAACATATGATAGAAATGGTACACCTCACAAAGTAGAACAAAATATTTGGAAAGCAAATGGAAAGTATTACATGTGGGATGGAAGAATAAATAGATACAAATTAGTAAATAAATAAAATGGAGGTAAAAAATGGCAGTATATTATCTTGACGAAAATCAAAAAAAGCTAAAAAAAATAAAGGATAATCAATATTTATATGACGATGATATAGATTATAATAGCAATAACGTTAATATAAACTATAATATCAACAAATCAAAATATGAAGAAGCAAAAGCAAATAATGATTTTATTCAATCAAAATTAGACACAACAGCAAAAAAATATATAGAACAAGAAAAGTTATCTAATAATGATATTGTAAATGAAATATTATCAAGTGAAGATTATAAAAAGCCATTGACTACCTTAGATAAACGAAATTTAACAACTACAGTTAATAGTTTCTATAATGGCCAAAGAGAAACAACATCGGGAAGAAATACTATTCAATCTAAAAAGAATGAACTTTTTAAAGATAAGAACTTAACCGTGGAAGAACAAAATAAAATAATTAATCTAATTGTTAAAAATCCAAAATGGTCAGAAAGATATAAAAATATAATAGAAGAAAATGGGGTAAATGCTTTATCAGACGCTGAAGCTATGCTAAAAAATGAAAAAGTCTTGGCTAATTATCAAGAAAACGTATTAAAACAGCCGTTAAAGAAAACAAATGTTATAGAACAAATATTTACTCCAATAACATCTGGCGTTAATTCAATATTAACTGGAATGGATACAAGCAGTAACCGATATGTTGATGAAAAAGGGAAAACTCACTTTTTACCAACAGAATCTGATTTGGATTTACAAAGAGTAAATCAAAGTTATGGTAAAGGAGCTTTAGGAGTAGCAGGTAAAGTATATAGTGCTGTTGCTAACTCTGGTTCAAAAATATTAACCTCAGCTGGAATAAATACTTTCACAGCTGGTATTGGAGGTTCATCAGCTTATTTTGGTTCAATCATAGGTAATAGTTATAAAGAAGCTATAAATAATGGTGCTACAAACGATAAAGCTATATTAAATGGTTTATCTAAAGCAGGTTTAGAATATGTAACCGGAAGAATTTTAGGAAGCACAACATCTGCTTTAACTAGTCAATTCACAGGGAAAGCAACAAGTGAATTGGGCGGTGCAATCTCTAACAAATTATATAAGTTAATGGGAAGATGGCCAGGTTTAGCAAATGCAATTGGTTCTGGAATATCAGAAGGATTAGAAGAATTTATTCAAACGCCAATAGAACACGCAATTGATTTATTTACGATAGGAAAAGATGGGAAAAACACCAATTTAGGAGATTTAATAAAAGACAGCGATATATGGGCCGAAGCTATGTTTTCTGGTGTTGTGGGAGGCTTAACTGGAGGACTATTATCACCATTAAATAGTACGGCAAAACAAATAAAATCCTTAGAAGTCTTTAGAAATTTATTAACAGAAGATATTAATGAAATAAAACAAAATAAAAATTACGATCAGACAAAAGTCAATAAACTTGAAACTTTAATAAAAAGTCTAGATGAGAAATTGAATACTCCTTTTACTTTAGAAAATAATGATTGGAATAATTTAGGTCAGGAAATACAAGAATATTCTCAAGAAAAGAATAAAATATCAGCTAATCCACTATTAAATAACGATTCTATAATATTACCCAAAAATAATGGTCCAATCAATACAGAAACAAATGATGGTAATATAATAAATGACAGTTTAAATATAAATGGTGAAAATATATCATTGCAGGACAATAATTTTATAGATAGTGCTAATAGAAATAATATTGATACTACAAGTAGAGACTTTAATTTAATAAATCAATTTTTAAGTAATAGAGGACTAGAAGCGAGATTTGATACGAATATGTTTAATAACAATGAAGAAAATGCTTTATATGGAATAAGCGAGCAAGGTCAAAGATATGTTATTTTCAATCCTAACTCTACTTCAAATCAAAGAATTCAATCAATAGCAGTACATGAAGTTTATCACGATTTAGTAAATAGCGGTATTAGCTCCGAAATAGAAAATATAATTTTAAAGAATGCATCAACTAAACAGGATTTTGATAAAGCATTTGATAATTTAAAAGAAATTTATTCAACCGCTGGTTATGATATAAACGACATTAATTTTAATAATTTAATAAAAGAAGAAGCAACCGCTTCTATTTTAGGTCAAAAATTAGGTAATAATGAATTTATAGAATCGGTAATAAAATATGATAAAAATATATTTACAAAATTACACAATATAGTATTATCAATAGTAAACTTTTTAAATAAATTAAGAGGATATAAAGATGAAAAATTACTTTGGAAAGAAATAGCTAATAAGTATACGGAATATTATAAAAATAACTTTAAATCAAATGAACTACATAAAAGTTCTTTTTCTAGTGATAATGAAAGATATTCTATTTCTCCCGTTAAAAATAATAAAACATTGATGGCGATTCATAATTTAACTGTAGATAAATTAAAAGGTGTGCTTGAATTAGGAGGCTTTCCAGTTCCTAGTATAGCAATAACTAATCCAACTAAAGTAGATCATAATCAATATGGAAATATATCAGTAATATTTGATAAAGCAACTATTGACCCAATAAATAAGAAAAATGAAGTATATGATAGAGATGTATGGTCGCCTACGTTCCCTCAAGTAGATTACAATTTAGATTCAACTAATTTGAAACAAGTATCAGCTGAATTGGGCATTAAAAGTTATGAATTGGAAGATTACGCTGAAAATAACAAAACTCCTGAATATCTATCTGATAGGCTGACAAGAGATGAAAAAATAGTAGATAAATATGTTAAAGAAAATAATATTAAATACAAAGAAGCATATAAAAAGCCAGATATGAGAGTTGCTTTTCATACATTATCAGGTGATATTCAAAAATTTATTATTGATAATGATTTTGATGTAAATAAATTAGTAAACTCACAAGAATTAAGACAGCAATATTTTGATTTGATTAAAAAATATTATAACGATTCTGATTTGCCTAGTGCTGCAAAAGAACACTTCTATAATGAAGAAAAGAATCAATTGAATAATTTTATAGAACATCAAATAAATGCTGATAGCACAGGACAAGATATTGTAAGAGAATTAATAAGATATGATGAAGATTTTAAAAAGATAAAATCAGGTGTTAGTGAAGAATTAGATGAATGGCAAACACAAAAAAATAAAAGAGAAGCAGCAATAGAAAATGGATTAAAAGAATATTTAATCAAAGAAACTAAACCATTATTTGCTGAAAAAGGTATTTATAATGGAAAAGATTACTTAACACCATCAGGAAATAGAAGAAGCTTTTGGCAATTACACGATGAATATAATCTTGAAAATATAGTAGATAATCTAACATCACAAGATACAAAAGGCACTCAAAATTGGGTTGCAGGTTATGGGCAAATACAAGCTCAATTGGCTAATAGATTCAATAGTATTGAGGAAATAAAAAGAAATGAAAGTAATTTAACAGACTTATCGCAAGAAAACGAAAGATTAAATCAATTAAGATATGAAATAAAATCAGATTTAGATGGAATTGTTGATAACAACGATGTTGAATTAAGCACAGTAAGTGAATTAGTAGCTGATTTTGCTAAAGGTGAATTAACAACAGAAAACTTTAGAGAATTAACAGATAAATACTATCAAACATCAAGAAATGTTACCGATGAACAAATAAATAAACTGATAAAAGACTTGAAAGAATTAAAAAATATGCCTACTGATTATTTTGAAGCTAAACCTCAAAGAGCTGTAGGAATAGACGAGATTAAAGCAATTGTAATTCCAAATGATACAGATAGCCAACTTAAAAAAGAACTCGCTAATCGAGGGTTGAAAGTTGTTGAATATAATCCTAAAGTAGAAAATGATAAACAAAATAAAATAAATAGCTTAGATGACTTGAAGTTCAGTAAGAAAACAACTACATGGCAAGAATTCCTAGACAAAAATTATACGTCAACAGGTAAAGGCAAAACTATGAAAGAGATAAGAGAAAGTGCTCTTGTTAATTTTGGTAAAAATTTAGATAATTATAAAGAAGATGATATACAGAACCAAACACAAGAAGAATTAAATAACGATTCTTCTTTTTCTAACGACTTTGAAGAAAGACTTTATAATAAGACTAAAGAAAAAATCATAAAACGTTATGAAAACAAAAGAAAAGAAATAGTTAAAGGCTTGACTAAAAATGCTAGTAACTTTTTAGAATTTGATAGTTATGAACGTAAAAATTATTTTAAAAAGATTGTTGAACAATATTATGACAATCCAGAAATAACTGTAAATGATATTAAAGAAGACATCAAAGAAGAATTTGGGACAAGAACTATAGAAAGTATAGAAGATTCAATAAACGATGTCAGAAGATGGATTAGAACAACAGATTTAAAAATAGATAATAATTTAAAATCAAATATAGCTAATTATAATGAATTTAGAAAAAGTAATTTTAATAAATTAAAATTAAAGGATTCTGGTACAGATATAAATACATTTTATCAGGAAATATCACTTAAATATCCTGAAATTTTTGATTCTAAAATTAACGAAGAAAAGGATCAATTATATTATCTTTCAGAATTTATGAATCATAAATATGATTATAAAATAAAAGAACCGTTATACGAAGAAGAAATCGAAGCAGCAGCTCAGTTTATATATGATGAAGTAAGTAATCATACTCAAATAGATGATCTAATTGATTCAATTTCACTTTCTAGACAACAAATTAGACGTGAAAGAGTAATTGAGTATAGAGAAAAAGCCTCTGAGTTAATTGCTAATTCAGATAATTGGAAAGATAAAAAGTACGGAATTCAAGGCAAACTTAGTACTATGAAGCGTAATTTTTATGATGTTATGGGAAAAAATGATGGTGAAAGAATATATCAATATGCTATACAACCTATTTTTAAACATAATTCTGATATGCAAAAAGAAATAACTAAATATAATAATAAAATCAATGCTTTACAACTAGATAATAAAGATTCTGTTGCCGTTCAAATGCTTGGAGAATATAAGTATAATCCATCAACTAATTTAACTGGTGATCAAGTCAATAGTTATATTGAAAAAAATAAATTAGACTATGATAAGATTACAAATGCTGTTGAAGTTATGAGAAATGTTTATGATGAATTACTGCCAAAAGTTAACGAGGTTATGAAAAGTCAAGGAATGAAAGAAATTCCTTATAGAAAAGGATATTTTCCTCATTTTATGGATGAACATTTTGATTCAAAATTAGGTAGAGGATTAGAACTTCTTGGTTGGAAAGCCAAAAACAATGACATTCCTACAGATATAGCCGGTATAACTGAATCTTTTACTCCTAGCAAGGTATATGCTAATTTTGCACAGCAAAGAAAAGGAAAAGTAACCGATTATAACGCTCTAAAAGGTTTTGATAAATATGTTCGTGGTGCTATGGAGTTAATCTATTTTACTGAAGATATTCAAAAACTAAGAGCATTAGAAAATCAAATCAGATATGAACATTCACCTAAAAACATTCAAGAACAAATAGATGAGATATACGATGATAGTTCATATTCTTCAGAAGAAAGACAAGAAGCTTTAGATAAAGTATGGGAAAAAGCAAGAACACCATTAAATAATTTAGTTTCAAACTTAAGAGATTATACTAACATGATTGCTAATAAAAAATCTGTCTTAGATAGAACCATGGAAAATTTAGTAGGTAGAAAATATTATGGACTAATGCAAAATGTATCTAATAGATTGTCAGCTAATATGGTAGGAGCTAATATAGGCAGTTCATTAACAAACTTTATACCAGTATTTAGGGCTACATCTCAAGTAAAAACTAAATATATTTTAAAAGGAATTGCTCAATCGATTAATAATTTAATTAAAAATGATGGTTTTGATGATAAAAGTGTATTTTTAACCACAAGATTAAACTCTGCAGATGTTTTATACAAAACAAAATTAGACAAAATTAGTGAGAAGGCTAATTTTATGTTTGAGGGTATTGATTCAATATCTTCAAACATTGTTGTTAGAAGCAAATATTTACAAAACATAGCAGAAGGAATGTCTGAATTTCAAGCAATGCGAAATGCAGATGAATTTGGCAGAGATTTAATGGCTGGTAGATCAAAAGGCGAAATGCCAACTTTATTTAATTCAAAGAACCCATTAATAAAAATATTTACCGCTTTTCAATTGGAAGTAAATAATGATTTTCAATATATGCTAAAAGATATTCCTAGAGATATGAAAGATAAAACAAAAAAAGCTCTAGTTTCTGCTTTTGTTAAAATGTTTATAGCTTCATGGATATATAATCAAATAACAAAAAAAATAATGGGCAGAGAAACAACAGTTGAACCAATTTCTAAAATTTCAAACACTTACAATACTTTGACTAATATCAATTTAACGGGAAAACAAAAACAGTCTCAAATAACAAAAGATTTATTGCAAGAAGCTCCATTTATAGGAGGATTATTAGGTGGTGGTAGATTGCCTACAAACTCATTGGCAGACCCTATGAAAATAGTAAGAGGAGAGTCTACAGTAGGAAAGGAAGCTAAAAATCTTTTATATTATACGCTTTTACCATTTGGCGGTGGGCAATTAAAAAAAATACAAGATGGCTCATCAATGTACATAAATAATAAACAAATAAAGGGTAAGTACAATAACAAAGGAGACTTATTATACGAAGCCAAAAAAGACCCAGTGAGCATATCTAAAAATATTCTTTTCGGTCAATATTCTACTGATGAAGCAAGAGAATATTTTGAAAATGGATATTCACCTATTAATAAAACAAATCAAAAGAAAATTATTGATTCTAATATTAGCGTAAGTGAATATAGAAAAATTAAAAATATAGATAAAAATATCAATAGAATTATTAAATCAGATAAACATAATAATGGCATTTCTATAAAAGATAATGAAAATGCTAAAAAAGTTTTTGAATTAATGAATAAGCCATACAATAAAAAAGAAATTAATTTTTTATTAAAAGAATACGATAAAACAAATCAACCAATTGATTTAGAAGTTTTAAATCAAATACCAAAAACATTAGAAAATTATAAATTATATTTTAATATGTCAAGAGCTAATAGAGAAAAATTTGTGGAAGACATAAAAGAAAATAATATAAGTGTAGAAGATTTAATTAATTATTATAATAAAATTAAAGATTTATCTAAGGATAATTTACCTAGAGATATGTATGAAGAACAAAGGCTTGAATATATAAAAAACACACCATTAAAAAATGAAGAAAAGTGGCTATTATATTTTAAGGAGAATTCAAACAACAACATTGATAAATACAATTTGAAATATGACGATTATTATAATGTAACAAAATTAAATAAAGAACTAAAAAATATGAAAAATCCAAACAGGAAATCAATTATGTTTAATTATATAAATAACCTAAAATATAATAAATTAATTAAACAAAACTTATTTTCAATAATAGGATATGGAGGTAAAAAATGATAGAACCAAAATATGATGAAGAACAAATAACTTATGGTTATTTAAAAAAAGTTTTAGGGTCCATCAATAAAAAAGATGGACCTTCTCCTACAATAATTAGAAATTATGCTATCACACCATCACCACCATATAATCTAGGTGATACATGGACCAATGGGAATAAAATTTATAAATGTATTAGCAGCAGAAGTATGGGCAATTTTGACATTTCAGATTGGGTTATAATGTATGATACAAAAAAGCAGCAAATATTAGAAAACAATTTAAAATATTTATCTGAGCTTGAAATAATAAAGACAAATGACAATAAGATAGAAACATTTTATCAAAAAGACAATCCCGATATAAATTGGGCTGATGAAAATCAAAGAAAAACACATATTGGTGATTATTATCAAAATTCTATAACATTTAAAACTTATAGATATGAAAACATTAATAATTTATATTTATGGAAAGAGATAGAAACAATAAATACAATTTTCGATAATATAACAGGACATAAGAACATATTTATAAAAAAACCTCACTCATATAATGAAAATGACATTTGGAAATTATCAAAAGAAGATACATCCATCTTCCCTAATACTATACCTGGTGATTTTTATAAGGCGGTTAAATCAAGTGAAGAATTTAATATAAATGATTGGAAAAAAGTAAATGATGAATTGTCTATGAAAGCAAACTTATATTCGAATCAAGGTTATTGCATATCCAACAATAACGTATTTAGCAATCTTCAATTTTCTTCTTTTGGAAAACACAACGGATATGACATATTAGGTTTCGATAAATGGTTTAATTATAATGGAATGCAAAGTGGATATTCAAATGTTTATGTAGACGTTATAATACCCAAAAATTTTAAAATTTTATCCGCTTTTTTAACCTTGTATCATACACCAGTATATTGGAGTTTATTCAATGATAATGGAGAATCTAAAGATATAGTTGGTACATCCAGAAATATTAAACTCTATAAAGTTAAAAGAGAAGAAACGCCTGTTTTAATGTATCAAAACTCAAGCACATATCAATATGATCCCAATGCTATTCTGGAATTGGAGGAAATATATAATGCATTTGGCATTTCCTCATATACTCCCACAAATAACAGTTTAAAATCAATTGAAAACAAATCAACTATAAATATTAAAAATTATATTAATAAAGAAGGACCAACAAAGTTAATGCTTAAAACTACAGAAAGTATTCCTGATTCTTACGATAATCGATTTGCTTGTGGTTTAGCAAAAGTTGTTGTTGATGTATTCGGATATCTAGAAGGAGGTAAAGATGTTTAAAATAGACAAAGATAAAACTACAATATTAATTACTAGAGGTAATAAAGGAACAATAAAAGTTAAAAAAAAGAAAAAATTATCTGGAGATATAGACAAATTTAAAAAAGGAGATACAGTTATTTTTACAGTAAAAAAAGCCTTTGATGAAAATAATTATATAATGAGAAAAACAATACAAATAAATGAAGATAGTGACTATGCCATTTTTGAATTTTCAAAAGAAGATACTTTAATAGGCGATTTGATAAGTAAACCTGTTAAATTTCAGTACGATATTTCTCTCAATGGTGATAATACAATTTTAGGATATGATGATGATACAGGTGCTAAGATTCTAAAAATATACCCAGAAGGGAGTAATGATGAATAATGGTTGAAGATAATAATATAGAATTAGAAACAAACGTTGAAACTAATAATATAGAGTTAGAAGGAACTATATCAGAAGTTGGTCCTAAAGGAGAAAAGGGTGACGCAGGAATTCAAGGACCTCCTGGAATAAGTCCAAAAGTTTCATTTGAAAAAATAAATAAAGTTTTAAAAATAACTATAGAAGATTACGAAGGAAAACATATAGCATATTTAAATGATGGTAAAGACGGAACTGGTTCTGGTGATATGCAAAAAGAAATATATGATACTGATAACGATGGTGTGGTTGATAACGCACAAAAAGTAAATAACCACATAGTTAAATCAGATGTACCAGAGAATGCAAAATTTACTGATACAATATATGATGATACAAATTTAAAAAAATTAATTTCTGATTTAAACAATATAAAAGCAGATAAGAATAATCTAGATCAAAAAGTAGACAAAATACCTGGTAAATTTCTAAGTTCCAATGACTATACAGATGAAGAAAAAGAAAAATTAAATTCATTAAAATACATAGACTTTGATAAAAAAAATAATGAAGTTCAATTTAAAGTAGGAGAAGAAAAAGTATATCCTAATATAAAAAGAGAATTTGTTTCAGCAACAAAAA